TTTTCACCGGCAAGAATAACGAGAACATCACCAGCTGCAATGCCATTGGCGGCAGCGTGGGTCACAATAATTCCAGCGACAGCCTCAACAGTGAATGCACCTGTCATGCTTGCTTCCAGAATGGCAGTCTTTGTCTGGCGAGGGATTACAGATCCACGACCCTTATATTTCCCGGTATAAAACCGACCGGCTTCTCCACCAGTTCCAGCGATAAAGGACAGGAGTCCTTCACCGATAACAGTGTTAATGCCAAGAGCAACCTTAACGCCTTTGCTGCCGGGAACGTAAATCTCAATCAGCCGACCAGTTGAGCTTGCAGGATAGCTGCGAGCAGCGACACCGGCAAAGGCCATATTGTTACTAGTGCTTGGACGTTCAACGCGATTTCCACGTCTTGCGTCATAGCTTGCAGCAACGCCATAATCAGTATTGTAACAAACTGCCTCGCCCTCTTTCAGAGCGTCAACCCCTTCATACCATACCCACTCGGCTACGATATTGGGACCTTTTGAATGTCCGTTTATACTCTTATCCATTTTCACTTCTCCTTCTCAGATATTTACTATTTAACTTCATTCACTTCATTTACCGCTTTTCAAACACTATACCTTATAAAGAATTGTCTGACGACGAGGGTCAGTACAAACTACGTTCAGAGAAGCATCAAGGTCAATTCTACGGACAAGATGTTTTCCTGGCACCATATAAGGTGCTGTCATGTTATTTTCCCATCCAGCCATAACGCCAACAGCTAACCACTTCCAGTCAAGCATGTAGAGAGGATCAGTATCGTCATCATCCAGAAACGGAACGTAAGTAAGCGGAGTAGACTTGAACATTGTCTTTCCGTCTTTGCTCGCCAGATCGTTACCGAGGTTCATGTTCTGAGCCTCAAGCAGTGTTTCCAGGGAACTAATGAGATCATTGTTGCAATAGATCCCGTTACTCATTCCACCAAGATCCGGGGTAGCATGAGAAACTGGAGAACGGAACTTGCTCTTGCGATGCGCCTCGCGCATGGTTAAGATAATATCGTTAGAAGCCACAGCGGCATAAGTTCCACTGTAGTTTTTAAATCTTGCATTTGCTGGCACGCTGGCATCAATTCCGCCCTTACCGCCAGTAAAGCCCACAGCATTCCCGCCATTGAAACCCTTGGTAGCATTTCTAGTAACCCAATAAGGGATACCATAAGGGGTTTTCAGGTCAGAAGAGTCGTCTGGCTTGTTCCAGAGTGCATCCTCAAGAAACTCATAGAAAGAAACCATCATCGCAACATACTTTGTTTTGATGAGGTCAACAATAGCAGTCCCGCCACGCTGAAAAGCTTTTTCTCTCTGGTCATAAAGATAATGAGCATTGATATGCCTTGGGGCAACTTCACCCTTAACCATGGTGTCATTGATGCTTGAACCATCGGTTTCATACAGACCAACAGAGCGAGTTGAATGATTGTGATCCATCTGGACCTCAAACTCCCAATTTTCTCCGCCGGTAAATTTTTTCTTTTTGCCTTTCCACATCTCACGAACCGCAACATGATCGGTAAGATCAGTCTGCATGTCCACGAAGGCACCACGTTTTACGAGCGTATTCTGAGTAAGCAGAACAGCGTCGTCTATTTGACTAAATGATAAACCCATTTTTTAGGCTCCTTTCACTACATTAAAACTATTTGAAGAATTTATTGTCAATCGCCTCGGCAACTTCGTCGAAGGCATCAACCTTTCCTTTAATTTTTTTACCACCAGGTCGCTGTGTAATCTGGCCGCTTCGCTTTTTCAACTGACCAGTCTTCTCTGCAAGAGCTTTCGCCTGGGTTTCTGCACCCAGGATCACGCTAACTGCCTGCTCAAAGATTTCCGCAGAAGAAACATCGTCTCCCTTGGCTTCATAACCAGATTTTAAAACGTCAGCCATGCCACGCAACTCAGCTCGCTTCTGTGCCTGCGGGCTGTTAGGGTCCAGTTTCCCTTTTCCAACCGCATCAACATAAGACTCGCCAAGCTCATCAACCTGTTTGTCGAAAGACAGCGCGTCAGACTCCTGGCCCTTTTGCTCCATCCCCACAATCTTCCCCTGCATGGCACGAATAACATCTTTGAGACCATTGAACGTCTCAATGAGGCCCTCATCGTATTCCTCAGGGTCAAGGTCCGGAACAGCATCCAGGACAGCATCAATATCTAAATCACCATCGTCCTTGTCGTCACCGTCAGACGTATCGTCGTCAGGCTTGCTCTTCGCCTCTAATAGCTCGCAAGTTCTAGTCAGGGCATCCGCATCCTGAAAGGTTCTAGCATCTGTCAGAGACAGTCCTGCTTTCACTGCTCTTGTCAGAATATCGTCTGAAACAGGAACAGGCTTGTCGTCATCATCAGGCTTATCATCATCGCCAGACTTGTCGTCTTCGTCAGAGATATCATCGCCATCAGTTTCAGACTTTTCGCCAAGGGCATCGCCATCTTGACTGTTATCATCATCGGTGTCAGCTGCCGGATCGTCATCTTCGCCAGCTTCCTCCGAATTAAGTTCATTCACTATACTCTCGACACCGGCATCAATCTCCGAAGTTAATTCTTTGGTGATTCCCTCTTCCGATGTATTATTTTCATTTTCGATTGTCATAATTCTCCCTCTCTAATATTAATATTATTTATAGCCGTTTTTATCAAACATTCCTCGCGCTTTTAAAGCTTTATTCCTATGGGACGAGCTTGTGTAGATTGGGTCTCCATCTCTGGTCACTTCCGTTGGCACGCCCTTCCGCGCCAGCTCTGCCCTTAAATCACCGGCCTGAGCTGCATTTACTCCAGAACCCAGGCAAGTCATCGGCCATCCTCTAGGAGATGCAGACTTGACTCCTTCTGCAGCAAAGCTGCGTTTAGCACAAACAATCCCCTCAGCTGGATCTGCATGAGTAATATGTGCAGGGGCCTTCCCTACAGGAAACACACGGTCAGTTATTGTTCCGCCCGGAGTTTTATAACAATATATTGGCATTATTTCTTCACCTTCTTTTTTCTACCAGAAGCTTCTCTGTCGATGCCCTTGGCCCTCCTAATTAAGAGCTCAGCCATTCGGGACCGTTTCTTTTCTTTCTTGTATTTCGGGAGTTCCATCCGTTTCTTTTCTTTCTTGTATTTCGGGAGTTCCATCCGTTTTATTTTTTCTGACATTACTCGTCCTCCAAAATAAGCTTAACGCCTAAAAATCTCTGCATTAGTTTACCTTCCTGTTAAGGGTTGCGGCTTCCGCAGGCTGAGGGTTTCCGCCCATCAATACTTGTGAAAGCACATTATTCCTGCCGCTCCTGGTTGCTCCGGGTCTGTTAACCCGTTCATACGTTCTTTTTGTCTCTGCAGGTTTTGGATTCGGATCCCCGTGGACCTGTCCTTGTTCCTGAGGCATGCCTTGAAACTGCACAACCTCTGCCAACTCAGGAAAGTTACTAAACTCGGCAACCATGTCAAGGATGGCCTGAACGTCAACCGTGCCGCCTTGCTGCTGTATAAAAGGCATAAGCGGCATGATATACTGCTGGACGATCTGACTAAGCTTCTGCAGCCTTGTAGCTGGTGAATTATCCTGCATAGAGTAAACGTCAATATCAAAGTTATAATCAAGGAAGTCACCTTGCCGGGTCTCTTCAGACCATGTGGCCGGCACAGACATACCAGTTTTACCAATCGGTTTCTCAACTTGGCGTTTCCGCACCGGATCAGTCCATTCATACCATGCAAGGGCCTCGAAGATTCCCCTTGCAAATTTAATCGTTTGCTGGGACATATCCTGAGCACGAGCACCTGCAGCTTCAGATATTAGCTTGTCTTGGCCAACCGTCTCAGTAGACGGCCCAAGTCCTCCCAAAGAGTTTAAGTTCCCACCAAAATAATCAAACAGATCCTGAACCTGCAGGAAGAACGCAAGAGACTGATTATCAATACCACCAACCGTGATAGTTTCAGGTTTCTGGCCGCTATACTTAATCCCGTCTCCGTCGTTAGCCGCTATAAGGTTATTAGCACCGTCGTCGTCGTTATGGAAAGCAGCAACGGTTTTCTTGGCATCGGCCTGCTTTGCCAGCTTCCGGAACAAAGTGTTCCCAAGCTCGTGCAGGTCCAGCCAAAGAGCAACCGGAGGCAAAGGCATAAGATTGCCAGGGACATCAGAAAAACCAAGGACATGATATGGGCCATCGTCTGGACCGTCCCAATCAATAGTCCTGAGCAGCTTGCCAGTTTTTACAGAATATGTGAGCAGCTGATTGTCTTCGTGGAGGTAAATGTCTCGAAGCCATATTTTCTCTTTATAAAGGTCAGCCCCTTCGTCAACAGATACACTTTCAGCGCGGGTTTCGCCCTGCTCGCCAATAACGGTATGGTCGTCAGCTTCAAGCTTCATATCGAACAACGCCTCAGCGCTATTCTTAGACATCCAGTAATCGTTGCCTTCATATTGCATCGACTTACGACTCTTGGCAGACATGTCACAAAAATAATCATCAATAGTTATTAGATCAGCATAAGATTCTCCGATATCATGGCCAAGCATGGCCACACCGCTATTGCAAATTCCAACTTTTATAATTGCCATAGAGAACAGAGCTTCAACTACGGCACGGCGAAGAGTTCCGCCAAGATTAATCTCGTCCGGGATCTGGTTAATAGCGATCTCGGTGGTTTTTGCAAACGGCCTCAACGCTATGTTTTTTGTTGAGACAATTGCCCTCGGTGAGTTTGCTGCCAGTATCCTGACATAAACCGTGACAGCCAGCTCGATAAAGTTCGTCGGGACCCGCTTTTTTGATCCGCCAGAAGCATAATGATTACCAACAAACTCCGTGATAGCCTCGACCCGCTTTTTTCTGGGAGTCTCAAGCTGCCGGAGCGACCATTCAACTGCCGTCTTCAACTGTTCAAAATCAACCTTAATAGTCATGTCTCTAATTAATCCCTAATTGAATTTTTGCAGCTATTGTTAATCTGTCTCTAAGGACTCCGCCCTCAATATAAGTCATAAGTTCATTAAATTTGTTGTCCGTCTCGTCTACTCCTTCTGTGAGCGGGTTGTCCGGGGTGTTAACAAACTTAACCTTAAACTTCCCAGAATTGCCAGAGACCGGGACAGCACCGTTATATCTCCGATACACGATAGTTGCTGTTTGAAACCTAACGCTAATAATAAATTTTTCTATTTTCACGTTAGTTGCGCCGTCAAGAATTGCAAGATCAGACGAAATATCTCCAGGGTCTGCTACGACAACCGCAACGGCACAAAACATAATAAACAGTGAAACCAATAAAACCTTTTTCATTTTTATCTCCTTAATAAGTTTCTATAGCTACGCTCTTCCAAGCACCAGACGCAGTACAAACATACATAAAACCTGAACCCCAGGCAATTTCCCCGGCAGTGCAAGCATCAGCAGCCGCTGGAGTTTGAGCCGTTGCTATCACGATAGAATCCCCAGCAGCAGTAAGAACGCCATCTACGTTCATGTCAGTGTCAAACGTGACATCATCTTCGAAAGTAAACGTATCTGCTGAAACAAGTCCAGTCCCGTCGGAATAAAGCCTTTGCCCTCGATCATGGCAATATGTAATTATCTCAACACCAGTCGTGTCGGGATCGCCATCTCCAGTTGCCCAAACATATAACTCATCTTCGGCCGCATCATAAGAAAACGTGCCTTCTGACATGGCGGCCCAATTCACAGCATCAGAAGAACCATCAACCCAAACATATTCGATAAGAAGAATGTTGTCCTGCCTTACCTTGTATTGGTCCCATGTAACCCCTCCAGCAGTCCAGTCTGACACGTATATTTCACCAGACGCTGCAAGCCAACCAGTAACAGTCTCCGTAGTAATATCAGACCCCAGCCACATTCCGTCACCGGAAGTTATACCGGCCAGCGTAAGTTGGATATTCTTGCCATATGTAACCGTCGCGCCGTATGTAACGCCAGCCAAAGCCGGAGAATCTATAAACACACCATAATCGTCGCCGTAATGTTTACCGCCATCTGGCGCGCTTATAAAGCTATTGCCTGCTCGAAAAGAGAAGCTGTCGCCGTAGACCTTAACCATAGAGGAAACGGAGCTCGTCTGCAAACCATAAAAATCTTGCCCAGATAAATGACTCCCAGTCCCGATCCCGCCGGTCACTACCGCCCCAAAATAGTCAACGTGCTCATTACCGCCATGCCCTAATCCCCCCCAAGGAACCAACAAGGAGGTATTACTAAACTTTAAACCTATGAAGCTCGCACCTTTACCGTAATGATCCCCACCCACCACATTATATCCAAACACGCTATACACATTCGACGCGAACCTTGGATCTGAAGAATTGTTGTCATCATTCCCATCGTCATAAGGATCAACAGAATTAAGGATATTAAGAACCATGGTATTCGAGTTTTCAGTAGTAGGGTTGGCTATATTATCAAAGTCAATCCGCTTCCAGCCATACGCCGTAGGATTCATAGAAATAGAATTAACATTTAACGAGTCAAACGTTACCTCGGCTCCTTCATCGACTTCCTGATCCATACCTCCAACATAACCCCATTGTGCAGCGTCTATTGTGGTGGCCCCAATTAGTTCAAGCTGGTTTACCTCGGCAGCCGACAAAGCACTTAATCCTATTGTTGTGTACAAATTATCATGCTCGCTTTTAATTGTATTAAGTTCGGTGCCAGTAACGGTCGTGTCAAGAGAAGAAAGCGCATCCCCTGGCTGGGTTGCGGTATCAGCATCAGCAAGGCTTGTCCCTATAGCAGCAACCAAATCTCCAACATCGATACTGTTCGCATCTATCGTGGCACTAATCGCTTGACCCGTAACAACAATATCTATGTCCCCGGCAGTTGTCCCGGTCGCAGCTACATGATCGTTATCTACCGAAAGCAAGCCCTCACCAATACCCCCGTCAGTGTAAGTCAACCCCGTTCCCGCCATACTTCCAACAAAGTCCTCCACCTCCTCTTCTGTAAGGTTTGTGTCTGTAGCCTTTAACGAGTTAGCTACAATCTCATCCCATTTGCCTGCACCCAAAAGCCCAGCGGAATCTGTATTTGCCTCTGGAAGTATAATGTCATTTGCACTACCGTCTGAGGTGATTCCATATGTAGTTGCGCTTACTGTCCCAGCTTCGAGGGTAGTAGGTACGTTTGTTACTTTTGCCGTATTGGTTACTATCGCAGAAGCCTGCCCAGAAGT